TTGGGATAAGTATAAGGATGATCCAGGATATAAGAAGTGGGTTAGAGAAGACTTTTTTGATGATGTAGAGTATACAAAAGACAATGGCAAGCAGGCTGATACCTGTTGGGTCTATTACAATAAAGAGGCTAACCTTGCTTTTAAGGGTGTTATGGACTCTTATTGCTACCACTGGAACATTGACCCAAAGAGCAGAGAGAGCCTAAGAATTACCAGATACTCAAATGGCGAATTCTTTGGCGCACATGCTGACGATACCTATGCTACACCAAGAACTGTTTCATTGGTTTATTACCCAAACGATGATTACGAAGGTGGAGAACTTGAGTTTATTCACTTTGGAGTTACAGTAAAGCCAAAGGCTGGACAACTTTTTGTCTTCCCATCTGGCTACTCATATGAACATAAGATTCATGAGATCAGATCTGGTAATCCAAGATGGACTATCGTGTCTTTCCTTGCCTTTGCAGATGATGAAGAGAACAATCTAAGAAGATCTAAGATCAAGGTGTTTCCATATAAGCCTGAGTTTAAGTCTTTATTCTAAATAATTAAATAAAGAAAGGGGACCTATATAATGTAGGCCCCCTTCTTTTTTTTTCTATTACTTCTTAGGTGCTGCCTTCTTTGCAACTGCCTTCTTAGCAGGAGCCTTCTTAACTACCTTAGCAGTCTTTAGTGCAACATCAACTTCTGCTGCGTCTGGAAGTCGTCCAAAAGACTTATCATTTGGATTGATTGCACGAAGTGCTACTGGAGCAACTGCTGCCAATAGAGAGTATGCAAGTGTCTTTGGATCTGTTACCCCAGACATATATAGGGCGAGTCCTGCAGCGAGTGCTGAACGACCATATGATCCAAGCATAGCCTTTAGTTGTTCTGTATTCATAATTTTCCTCCTAGGATATTACGTTTGTTAGTACTGTAAAGCCAATCCATAGACCAATAATTCCTGCGACTCCCGCAAAAACTGGTGGTGCTGGTACTGGCAATTTGAATGCTGCAAATACTACACCGCATCCAAAACCTGTTAGTGTTGATAAGATAATGTCTTTCATCGATAATCCTTTTCTATTAACTCTTTATAATGCTTTAAACATACATCAATAATTTTAGTTTCTGCCCCGTATATTTTTTCTGCTTCAAGTTCACACTCTAAAATATGGCATGAATAAAAGGCATCATATGCCAAATCTTCGTATGACTTAAATTTTATCATTCATCTATTTTACCATAGTCCTCAGGTAGCAGTTCCTTTAGTTGCTTATAAGCCTGAGATATCTTCTTCATTGAGTAGTAGTGTGGGTATGCATCTCCTACAATTCCATACTCATCAAAATAGATAATCTCTGGCTCAATATCATCAATAAAATCTTTTAAGCCACTTTGCACTTCTTCAATATATTTAAATGCCATATCTCTAGAATCAGAAATAAACTTGATGAACCCTTCTGAATTAGCAATTGGTTGTGTACTTTGCTCATCAATCTTTTTTGTAAGGTCTTCAACTAGGATACGCATATCTATATATGTTTGTACAGCCTCTGCCTTAGTCTTGTGAAGTCTCCTTCTCATGATCACATTGTCTGCCATAAGAATAAAAAACAAAACAATAAAAATAACAAAGAAAATAAAATCAATCATTGTCTCTCCAAACATAGTATGTCATCTCTCCATCTCTTGGGAACTCTTCATCGAACCATATCTCTGAATCTGATTCAGTTGCAATCATGAGATCTCCCTAGCCTCAAAAATTCCCCACTTGCCAACCCTCATGAATACAACTTCATCTAACTCTGGGTGTAATGCTAAGTGATGCCAGTGCTCCATATTAATTTTTGATGCACAGGCAATTGCCTCTTCTTCTGAATCAGCAAGAACATTTACTTCATATTCATCTTTTACAATTGATTTCACAGTATACTTATTTTTACCAGAACCAAACTCAGGAGGAACATCTAAGAATTTGAAAGTCTTTTTTATAAAGCCTCCATTAATAATTTTTGTTTCTACATCACTAAAACACAAAACAAAAGATCCACGTTCACAGTATATCTGCTCATCATTTATAATAATTAAAGAGTTATTATACTGTGAAACATAGCATGAGATGCCATCAATAGACTCTTCTCTCAAGACTGTTATATTGTATTTATATTGAAACTTTGTTTGTATAACAGGGAAGACATACTCAAAGATGCCACTATCTTGATTAATTTCATCATCTGGAATATTACCAGAAGAATTAAAGAATACAGTATCATTACAGATCCAACTTCTACTTTTTTCATCAACCATCGATACCACCTTCTCTAACCAAAAGAACAATTGCACCATTATCCTCTAGGGCATTTTTAACACGAACCATATACTCTACTGCTGCATACTTTTCGTCTAAAGAAAGCATCATAAACTGTTTCTCAGGTGCCTTAACAGTTAAGAAATGATCATTGTCAATGATCTGCAGGCTAAAGTTTTTAGGTGCAGGGATTGAGTGAAAGGCCATCTTCATAGAATCTGTATACATTAGTTATCCATTGTTAGTGTTTGCCAGGTGTTAGACCAATCTTGCTTAGTCTTATGCTTTGTAAACTCTTTAGATATTGCTCCACCTTCAAGGTAGAGTCCTCCCCATACACCCCACTCTTTTTGTGACACGCCAACAGCAAAGCACTGCTTTCGTACATCACAACCAGAGCATAAACTATCTATGGCAAGTCTAAGAGTTTCATCTTCTTCATACTTTTCAAAGAAAATGTTTGTGTCATATTCCAGACACGCAGCGTCATCTTTCCAATCATGCTTAGCCATGACTACCTCATAAACTTATTTGGTATTTCCCAGCCTTCACGTGTTGGCTCATATCGCTTCTGGATATGCCACTTGCCCTTAATAAAGACACCGTTATTTGCTGTACGACCTCGTTCTGATGGCTGATTGTCAACGACTGTCCATCCATCCCAAAACAATGTCTTGTTTGAATTGACAACTGATTCCATTTGTTCTAATGTGTTAACCTTCATGTTTGCTCCTTAGTATTTGAAAATTCCAACTTCAATGTTATGAAGTTGTGCTGTTTCTACAAGTTTTGATTCCGTATCTTGAGGTGTGCTTAGATATGCAAAATAGTTCACACTACCCATATTTTCTTCGATCCAACTTGGTGGTACCTTATAAAACTTAATCTTCTTTCCACGAGCCTTCATTCCACGCTCAGAAAGATTGGTAAACTCAGATGCCATAGCATTGATGTTTGCTGGTCCTGCTGAGTATAAATAAAAGTATGGGTCATCTTCTGATATTGAAGACATAGCAACACCCATTGCTCTGATAAAGACACTATAGTCGCTAAACTTAGTTGTCCCCTGAAGCCCCACTATCATATTCTTTCCCGTCTCTTAATTGATCTATAATAAACAACATCTTGTCTAATTGTACCTTATCTAACCCCATGATGTCAACTACCTGTGCTGACTCTCCATCTATACCCTCAGAACCTACGTCTGCCATATAGAATGAATTATCTTTAATCCAATAAGCATGTCGATCTAAAAACACCACACGAACATTTGTTTTCTCGTCGTGCTTTGTTGCCTGTGTTTCTTTTCTCTTAATTGGCTTAGTTGACTCTGCTATTAAGTTTTTTAGTACTATAAATGTATAGGCCTGTGATGACCTGATTCTTGGTATTTTATTTATCTTCTCATTATACTTTAAAAAAGCAGAAGTAGCAAATATGAGAAAGAAGGTTATAAAAGATCCTAAGAAATAACTCATATCTACCCCCTTTTTATAATTATACTATTTATTATTCATCAAAATTCTAATAATTTCTTTTAAAGTATATTGCTGTTCTTTATTTAATTTTAAAACTTCTTGTGCGTCAGTAGCCTTCTCTGTTAATCTAACAAGAGGGTTTGCCTCAGTCACATCCATCTCTAAGAATCCATGCTCCCACAAAGCCATGGCTTCTCTAGAAAAATATGATGACACTTCGCTATGTAATGCTGGATCAACATCTGCTAACTTATGAGTAAAGTTATACAACATCTCACCTGTCTCAAAGTCTATACCACAAACTTCAAGTGCACCATTTAAAATTAACGACTCAATGATGTCGTCTTCATCTGCCATTTACTTTTTAGCCTTTGCTCTTGCCTTTGCCAATGCATCAAAGTCCTTGACCTTTGTATCACCTAGGTATCCCCAAGCATAACCATCATTGATCATCATATCGTTTAGCGATACTGTGTCACCATTGATATATACCCAGCCCAAAATGCGACCATACTTCTCAGATGAGTCCATCTTTTCAGTCTTAATAACAACAGACTTTGCATCCTTTAGATGCTTCTTCAAATACTCTTTAGCCTCAAGACCTAACGCCTTTTCAGCAAGATCCTTTGTGCGAGACTCAGGGGTATCAATACCAGCCAATCTAACACGAGATGCAAATAGGATATCAAATCCTAAATCAATAAGAACATCGATGGTATCTCCATCTACGACATTCTCTACTTTTCTTACATAGTATTCGTACATTACTTTCTCCCCCATTGAATATAATTCCAACCACGCTCATGTGCGTAGTAGATAAAAATCTTTACAACTGTTTCCCAAAATGCAATTGCCCCTGACAATGTAGCATTACCTGTTAAGATATAAGCAACTATGAATGATGACAGGGTTCCCCAAATTCTATAACTCATTGCTTTAGCAAATGATCTAGCCTTAGTAACTGTCATTCTTTGCCCCAACTTAATGAGTTCCAGGCTCTTTCATGATAGTAATAACAAATAAAGTTAACAGCATTTGTGATTACTGTTGCCATGGTAGCCATATTTATATCTTTACTTAACGCATAAAGTGTAATAAAGGTTGTTAGTAAAGCGATAACTCTCCATGTTAAAGATTTAGCGAATGATCTTTTTTTAGAGACTTTCATCATCTATCTCCTCTTTAAACCAATTGGAATATATCCTTGCCTCTGCATCAGCAATCTTGTTATCAAAAAAGATATTATAGACCCATCTGCTTACGTTTTTCAGTAGCACTAATAGCATGAATCTCTGCCCCCAAATCTACTTGCTCAATCTTGTAGCCAACATCACGACCATAAACAATGTTAGTAATGTTAGGCAATCTTAGAACTAATGCACCATCCATAAATTCATCCTTGGCAATATATTCCTTTACCTCATCAAACTTAAGTGGATCTTTTTCGCTTGTGTTGTATGTATTACGTACACCAAGAAGTACCTGATCAGTTCTCTTCCCAGCCTCTTTATACAATGCGTGATGACCTTCATGCCATGGCTGATATCTTCCTAGCATCAATGTAGTTGGAGCAGACCAGTCATGCAGCCCAAACTCCTCAATGACATCTGTTGCTTTTTCATCAGGGTTAAGGTTATGGTTGTTATATGCATAGTCAAAGTTTGATGGAGTTTCAAACATCTTATTTGTATCTTCGAATCTACCCTCTTTAATTGTATTCATATAAATAAGAATATCTGGCTTACCAAATGCTGCACGAGTTAAATCTGTTGGACATACAAAGTCTACAATAACTGGAGCGACTCCTTGTTTTGCAATAAGCCTTGCCATCTCACCCATACGACGTGCCTGTTCAATTCGATCTTCTGGACTAAACCCAAGATCAGAATTTACTGTTGCACGTACTTCATCTGCATTTAAATGAATAGCATTAATACGTTCTTTTAGGGCCTTCGCTAGTTCTGTTTTACCAGAACCTGGAAGACCAATAATTTGAATAATCATGCGTGTGGAGCCTCTTTCGCCTTGTTCTCAATTAACTTATCTCGTTCGTCAATTACACTAATCATAAATGACATCATCTTCTTGTACCCATCTGGATTGTCCATAATCTTATTGTAGTGGTGTCCACAAAAAAGTAGATCACCATTTAGTCCGTTTACCTGTACAAGTGCTTCTGCACTGCAGGAATCACATCGATCAGTTGCCTTTAGGACCCACTCTTTTGCTGGTGCATTAGATTCAATCATTGTATTCATAGTATACTACTTCTTTCTATTATCGGTGCTATAAAAGCCACTCCCAGTGAAAACTGCTCCTACATCTGAGTATACACGAGTTAGAGGTAGATTGCAAGTCTCACAGTTATAACCTGGATCATCCTCTGCCATTGGTCTTTTGATTGGAACAATACCCTCGCAAGAACCAGTGCATTTGTATTCATACAATGCCATATCTACTTAACCTTTTTCTTTTCTTTAAGCATCCAAAAGGTTGAACTAGGAGATTGTTTTCCTAACTCGTAGCCTAGAGCATTTGCAACAAACTTAATAATCTTAAATTTCATTATTTAATTTCCTTTCCAAACTTCGCCCAGATTCTTTCATGTAAAAAGTACCCAAGTGCCTCCCAAGCAATGTAAAGAAGAGCACCAAGACTAGCATACTCCCACTCACCAGTAAATAAATAAATAACACCAGCAACACCAACAAGATGAAAGGTTTCCCAACTTGCTGTTTTAAGTAATGTTCTTTTTGTTGATTCCATTTACTTACCTGTCTTCAATGCTTTTAGCGTGTCTTGATCAACGATGCCAGTAACCTTTAGACCGCTACCCTTTTGGAAAGACTTTACTGCAGCAGCAGTACCTGGACCAAATGAACCATCTGCCTTAATACCAAGAAGAGTTTGAACTGTCTTTACGCCAGTACCCTTTGAACCACTCTTTAGTGGCTTAAACGCTGTTGGAGCAGCCTTCTTAGCCTTTGGTGCAGGTGTGG